TATCTTCGGATCACCGGGCGCGTAACCTCGATCAGAGCTACCGGGGGGAGGATCATTTCTCCCCCCGCCTTTCTGGGACTACATAGCCCTAGCGACTGGCCCAGCAGACGCTTACAAGACTCTAGGGCAAAACCTTTGTAAGGAGGATAGCCGGTATGGCTAATACAACCTTTAATGGTCCGGTACGCTCGGAAAATGGTTTCGAGCAAATTAGTGTAACTTCAGGCACAGGTGCCGTTACAACTAATTTTGATGTAGATACCAGCGGTAATGTAGTTACAACTGGATACGTCTCTTCCTACGACAACATTGTTTCAATTACCGACTCCACCTATTCTGTAGCATCGACCCAGTCCGGAGCCGTATTTACTCTCAATCGTGCGGCAGGCATTGTTGTTACGTTGCCAACAGCGGTAGCGGGACTTCAGTATACCTTTATTGTCGGCACAACGTTTACGGGTGCAGGGCAGATCAATACGCAAAACACCAGTGATCTTTATTCTGGGTTTGCCCATCTATTTGATCCCGCAACGGCTACCGACATGAATACGTTTATTCCGGATGCTAGTGACGATGACACCATTGATCTTGGTACAGCGGCCCAGGGTTGGCTTGTTGGTGGAATTATTCGCCTGAAAGCGACAACGGCAGCGGTGTGGCATTGTGAAGCTTTTCTGCATGGTGATGGTACTTTAGCAACGCCCTTTGAATAAGTAGAGGAATGAGCCATGGCGGATGCTGTAACCACCACGTCGGTAATTGATGGGTCTCGGACGGCTGTTATCTATTGTACCAACACCAGTGATGGTACAGGTGAATCGGCTGTTACCAAGGTAGATGTGTCGGCTCTTTCCACTTCCCCGGAAGGTGATGCTTGCACAGGAGTACGTCTTCAGAAGGTTGTGTTCACCAATGTTGGGATGGGGGTTAAAGTTCTTTGGAACGCCTCCACCAACGTTATTGCTGCACAGCTTCCAGCGGACTACTCCGACACCTTGGATTATTCCGATATCAGTGGTCTTCCTAATGTGGCTGCTTCTGGTGGCAAAACAGGGGACATAAAGTTCACGACTGTAGGCCACACCAGCGGCGACACGTATTCTGTAGTTCTCTACTGCTTGAAAGAGTATTGATGGTATAGGACATGGCCGAGGATCTGGATCGAAAGAACGAATTAGCCATTACCGAGATTCGTGGCGATATCAAACTTCTTGGTCAGAAACTTGATACCATTAAGGACAACGATATTGCTCATCTTCAAAAGGGCCTGGACGGCGTACAAAAGGTCTTGTGGACGGTAGGGGTGCTTGTTCTTGGTCATCTGGGGGTTGCCATAAAAACCGCTCTTTGGGGTTAGGATGAAAGGTTTTAAGTATCATGGCAGTCTCTGGATCTAAGGACTTTGAGCCTAATGTAGCGGAATATGTAGAAGAGGCTTTCGAGCGTTGCGGTCTGGAACTTCGTACCGGCTACGATGCCCAGACTGCACGAAGGTCCCTGAACCTGTTATTTGCGGACTGGGCCAATCGTGGTCTCAATCGTTGGACAATAGAGCAGGTCACGCAGACTTTCGCGAAGGATATTGCGGACTATCCCGTCGGCACCATTACTCTTTCCGTGAGTGACAGCGACAGTTTCACGATAGCCGAGACCATTACGGGCGGCACGAGTGCAGCGACCGCTTCTCTCATAACGAAGCCCGCATCCACTTCCATGACGATAACGGTGCCTTCCGGAACCTTCACTTCCGGTGAGACGATAACAGGTTCGTCCAGTTCGGCTACGACAACGACGACCTCTACAGCCTCTCTTGAGGATGTCCAAGCCACGATTGATATTCTTTCCGGCGTGGTGCGTCGTGACAGTTCCGACATAGCAATTACCCGGATTAGTCGGGACGATTATCTGAGTATTGCAACAAAGTCCACAACCGGGCGTCCTACTCAGTTTTATGTGGACCGTCTTATCACTCCGGTTGTTAAGGTCTGGCCCACTCCCGAAAACAGCACTGATCAGTTTATTTATGACCGGCTTGTCCGGATAGATGATGCCGATACGTCGATCAACACTCTTCAGGTCCCTTTCAGGTTCTATCCTTGTATGACTGCAGGTTTGGCTTACTACATTGCTTTGAAAAGAGCGCCAGACAGGATTCAGATATTGAAGATGTTGTATGAAGAAGAGTTCCAACGGGCGGCGGAAGAGGACAGGGACAAGGCCGATATAACCCTGGTTCCAGCCTACAGCTTTATAAGTGCGGTATCATAATGGCTCGGTATGCTTCAGATAAATACGCTCTTGGTATTTCAGATAGGTCCGGTGCGGCCTACAAGCTTCGGCATATGCGTAAAGAATGGACCGGGATGCTTGTCGGTAAAGATGAGTGGGAATCTAAGCAGCCCCAGTTGTTTGTTGTTAAAACAGCCGCTGACCCTCAAGCTTTAAGAAATCCCCGTCCCGACAGGACAGAACCGGCTGTAACAGTTCTTCTTTCTTTTAATCCTTTTCTTTCCGGAAATAGTGGTTCTGCCGTTATAACGGTAACGGAACCGGGTCACGGGAGGAGCACGGGAGATACTGTCCGTTTTCGTTCTTCGGGGGCGTTTGATGGGTTTACGTCTGCCGCTATCGAGAACTCAAGCGGGTTTTCCATAACCAAGGTGAATGATGACAGTTATTCTTTCACTTCCGGGAGTGGGACCGCAACGACTGGAAATGTCAGGGGCGGTGGAGGAAGCGTCTCTGCCGGTCCTGTAACAGTGAGTGCATGACATGGCTTTTACATTCACCACTTTGAAGACCGCCATACAGGATTATACGGACAATACGGAGACGACCTTCGCAAGTCAGTTGTCCCGTTTTATCCTTAATGCAGAAGAACGTATTTTCAAGGAATGCCAACTAGATGTTTTCCGGAAGTCCTCACAGGGTTCCGTGGCCTCTTCGAACAAGTTTCTGGCTAAACCTACTGACTTTCTGGCACAAGATTCGTTAAGCGTGGTTAACAGTTCGAGCAACGAGTTTCTTCTGTACAAGCAGGTTACTTTTCTGCAGGACTACACACCTAACCCTGCTACTACGGGAACTCCGAAATACTATGCAGATTGGGATGATTCAACCTTTCTGCTGGCTCCTACACCAGATGATAACTACACGATGGAGCTACATTACTATTACCGTCCGACTTCCATAACGACCAGTGGAGACGGGACTAGCTGGCTCGGGACAAACGCAGAGCTTTGCCTTCTGTATGGCAGTCTTGTAGAGGCTTACACCTTTATGAAGGGTGAGCAGGACCTTTTGAGTCTCTACAACAACAGGTTCATGGAAGCTATTCAATGGCTGAAGAATCTGGGCGAGGGTTTGCAGACTAGGGATCAGTTCCGGTATGACAGGGTTCGGAGACCTGTTCAGTGATGCTTGATTCAATGGGTTCTTCCGGTCTGGGCGATGTTCAGGTTTTCACCACCGAGAACAGGGGGCATTCGGCGGAAGAAATGGCCGAAATGGCCTTGAATAAGATCATGCTGGTTTCGGAGGACGCCCCTCCTGTTATACGCGATCAAGCGTTCGCTCACAGGAACAGGCTGAAGGAAGTTTTGGTTTTCTATATGCACAGGATGGCTCAAAGTGAGCGAACGACCATATGGTCTTTGATGAAGCAGCAGGGCCATGATGACGTAGCCGAGATCATAAGGAGACTGTAATGGCAGTTGGAACATCCGCAATGTGCGGGACTTTCAAGACGGAAGCGATGGCGGGCATCCATTTTTGGACACCTCACACGCGCACGGGTTCGAGCGCGATCAGTGCGGATACGTTCAAGATCGCGATGTTCACCAATAGCTCGTCCATTGATGCAGACACCACGGGCTACACAACCGGTAACGAGGTTAGTGGCACCGCCTACACAGCGGGTGGTAATTCCTTAGCGAGTGTGACGCTTGCCCTGGCTGATAACAGTAGCTCGGTCCCCACCGCATTTCTGGATTTTGCCGACAGCACTTGGTCCACTTCCACGATTTCCAGTGCAAGGGGAGCTTTGATCTATAACAGTACTTTGAGTACCGCCGGTACGGGATCCACGACCAATCATGCGGCATATCCGGCAGTTGCGGTCATTAATTTCGGTGGCGACAAGTCCTCCAGTGCAGGGGATTTCACGATCCAGTTTCCCGCCAACGATGCGAACAATGCGATAATCAGGATCTCGTAAATGGCTTTGATTACTGGCTGGGATCGAAGTACCTGGAATTCCGGGGCCTGGGACGAGCCTGTTCCGGTCGAGGTTACAGGTGTTTCCGCTGCCAGTGCGACTGGATCGGTAACCGTCAGCCTTCCCGTCAGTATCAGTGTAACGGGTGTTTCCGCTGCCAGCGCGATTGGATCACCTTCCGTATTCTCGGCTGTGACCGTGTCGCCAACGGGCGTTTCCGCTGCCAGCGCGATTGGAAGCCCGTCGATAATTACCAATTCCAATCTTTCCGTGACCGGGGTTTCCGCCGCTGGTGGAATCGGAAGTGTTCAGATAGACTTCGCATTTACGGTAGATGGCGTTTCTGCCACCAGTTCCGTTGGTCAGGTAACTGTTTGGAGTAAAATAGACCCCTCTCAAACACCTAGTTGGGCCGAGATCAGCACTTCTCAAACACCCAGTTGGACAGAGATAGCGGCATAGGAGACGAGTTATGGCTTCCTCGTATACAACCAGTTTTGGTATCGAGAAGATAGGATCCGGAGAACAGTCCGGAGCGTGGGGAACGACCACCAATCATAATCTGGACATTCTGG